AACATGGCCAAAGAATTTGTGGGCGTGGTAGCCCAATCTTTGGACGATAAGTACCTCAGATACAATCATTAGCTTATGAACACGACAAACATAACCAAGCAAATCACGGCTTTTCGGGCATTAAGCACCGAAGCCGCCATCACCCCCGAAAATTTGGGCGTGATATTGCAAGCCCTGGCAGACTTGCTCTCTGCTGCCGCAACAAACACGGACTTGCAGTCCCTCACGGCTTGGAAAGCCAATATTCTGAAACTCTCCACGTTGTTGCAGAGCATCAGTCTCGGGACTGTCGGCACAGACAAGGTCTGTCTGTCCGTCATTCAGGGCAACCCCTCAAGCGGTGTGCTACAACGACAGGCAGACAACATAATCCTCAAAGCCGCCACCACCGCACAAGCTGGGGTGATGTCCGCTGCACAGGTGCAGAGCCTTACAAGTTGCACCGAGGACATGACAGAGGCAAAGCATTCCATTTCCAACTGCAACACAAACATCGCTGCCCTGAAAACTTGGAAAACCAAATTGGGTGAAGCCAAGCAGGTCATTCAGCACTTCAAGTTAGGGGACGTGAACAAGGTGAGTGTGGTATTTTCTGCCACGCTCCTGAACATGGTCACGGGGGAACTGAAAAGCATCAACAATGCTTTTGCTCTCCCTGCCGCCACCTCTTCGAGTGCGGGCGTGATGACCGCTGCACAGGTGCAGCAGCTCAACAAGTATTATGACCACGTCTGCAACATCGACAAGGCGGTGTCCGCTGTCACAGACACCATAGCCACTTCCCTTGCTTATACAGGCAGTTCGCGTGTGCTGACGGCAAGCAATGCCGCAGGCACACAGTTGTTCAGCGTCACACTGCCTATGGCTACGGCAAGCGTGCCAGGATTGACCACCACACGTGCCGTGACCGATGTGCAGAAGGCTTTGAACACACGCGTCAAGGAGTTGGGTAATTTCTTGGAAGAGACAGCTGCGCTCAATGCCTTGCGCGACCCCTCAATTTCGGGCAATGCCGAAATCGTGGTGGCGCATCTCACGTACCAGAAGCACATGAGTATCACGCTCATTCAGAACATCGAGAACGACTACTGCCGACAAATCATATTCAACCACGCCAAGGTGTTCCAGCGTGCAATCTACTTCACGGGCAGCGACCGCAAAACGATAAGCTATGCCGAGGACTGGGGCTGTCTGTTCCCTGACCGCATGGCATGGGACGTGAACACGAACAAGTACGTGCTCTCGCAGTTTGGCATGAAGTTCAATGCGCTTTACACGGACGCCATTCCGTTAGCCAGTTCCACAACGGACGGTCTCATGAGCAAGGGGGATAAAAAGACACTGGACGCCACTTCAACAGACTTGGTAAACCTCTACAACATGATCATGACGCTTGGCGAGCGCGTGGACGACTTGGAAAACAAAATGAAAACTGTTCAGACAAAGCTGAACGCTTGATAATCCTAAATGTAACGAACAATGACTAAACCCAAAGTAAGCATTCAATTTTGGTCCGCCCTCGCCATGCTTGTAGGCGGCTATGCCCTTGCAGTCGCAGGGTTCATCACACCGCCCAAAGGCGAAATCTCGGACTCTGTCCTGTGGATTTTCTCACAATGTCTCATCTATGCAGGTTCTATCTTCGGAGTGAGCATTTACTATGGTCGTAAGGTCACACAATTGCAAGACAAGATTGGTGAAACAATAGACAAGGCCATCAAGGAGGAGGAACAGAAGTTGAACAATTCTAACACTAAATCTCATGCGTAAAATCACCGAAATCATCATACACTGCAGTGCCACTCCCGAAGGCAAGGACTTCACGGTGGACGACATTCGTCGTTGGCACTTGGCACGCAAGTTTGCCGACATAGGTTATCACTATGTCATCTATCGAGACGGCAGCGTCCACAAGGGACGTGCCGAGAACATAGCTGGCGCCCATTGCCTGGGGCATAATGCCCACAGCATTGGCATCTGCTACATCGGTGGTGTGGCCAAGGACGGAAAAACGCCCAAGGACACACGCACACCACAGCAGAAGACTGCTTTGCGGCAGTTGGTGAACCAACTGAAATTTTATTATCCCCATGCAACTGTGCATGGGCACAATGAGTTTTCAAGCAAAGCTTGCCCATCATTCAATGTACAGAAAGACCTATGAAAGCCAGTCTCTTTCCCATAATCATGTGGCTGTGCCTACTCACTTCGTGCCGCAGTACGCACAAAGTCACAAGTACGAACACGTTTGCCACGGACTCCGCTGTACAGGTGCAGCGGCATCAGTGGCAAACGTCACGCATTGATTCGGTGTGGCGGCACACCGAACTTTTGTTCGACAGCTGCATCGTGAGCTTCGGGGTTGGAGCAGAGACTCCAACTATCGAAGCTCCCCATGCGCTGCAAGGTGCTTCTAACGCCAAGGCGCAAAGGACTTCCCGGCAAAAGCCGCAATCCATTCGTATCTATGGCGCACACCTTTCGTCAAGCCGAAAGGAGAGCTCCAAGACAGAGGCAAGGGAGGAAGACAGCCTCGCTGCGACTCGGCAATCTTCCTTACAACAAGTTCAGCAGAGGGAGTCCATGGCGAGACCATGGACTTTTCCTGTCAAGTTAATTTTGACCTTAGTCTTTCTTGCAGCCTTAGCTGCCTTTTGGTGGTGCCATCGTCGGGACTCCGATGCTTGAACTTCTTTAATGGGCTAAACACCTTTTCATACTTCAAAGGAGATTAGCCCACGGTTTAGCGGACCTACTTTTCATGCTTCAAAGTCAGTCCGTCAAGCCCACATCACCTTTCTCGTACCTCGAAAGAAGATGCAGGCTCTATTGTTGGCGGACAGGCTACGTGCCTCGCCAGTCCGTTTTACCGCACAGCGTGCCTTTTTTAGGCAACAAAGCGTGTTGTCGTGCTATGGCGGACAAGTCCGCTAAAACACGACAACACACTTTTTATGCCCGTCAGCGGTCGTCTGAGTACGTGCCTTCAAGTGCCTAACACTATGGCAGATTAACATCTGCTAAAGTGTTAGGCATTTTTCGGCACGCACACAGACGGATTACCGCCCGTTCGCGGTGGCGCGGGCGGTGGTCGGTCGAGACCCCCAAGGTGTGAAATTTTCCCTTGAAGGGTAGGGATTTTGGAGGCTATCAGAAACCCCAAAATGCTTCGGGGGTGCGGTGTGGGTGTTTGGTCGGGGTGCGTTGGGGTCGTTGGATAGTCAGAAGCTCCCGAACCTCATGAGTAGAAAGAAACTTGGAGGGGTGTTTTAGGTAGCCCGAAACTTTGGATTTTGGCGTATTGCGAAACTTCGGGGTGCTTTGTTGGGTGGGTGGAAACTTGGAGGGGCGTTTTAGATAGTCAGAAACCTTGGATTTTTGCACATTGCGAAACTTCGGGGTGCTTTGTTGGGTCGGTGGAAACTTGGAGGGTTGTTTTAGATAGTCCGAAACCTTAGAGTTTAGCGCATTGCGAAACTTCGGTGTGCTTTGTTGCGTAGGTGGAAACTTGGCATCTATGCACATGAGAAACTTGGAGTGTGCAATCGTGGTATTGGCGAAACTTCGGGGTGCTTTTTCGTTGTGTGGGTGTGGTGTGTGCGTTGGTTGCTCTTTCTGTATGTTCTTCGCTTTCTCTCTTTTCGGCATTCGTGCATTCGGGGGACTTTTGTCGGGGTGAAGGAACTCAAATGAGGGTGCTATTTAAGATATGTTTACATATTCCGCTTTGGTGTGGGGGTGTTCGTGGTTTGACGATGTAGGGCGGTCGGGGGGTCTTCCGACGGAGGGGTTAAGGGGAAACCCCTTAACAATCCCCTAAAGACTTCTGTATCAAGGCTTTTGTTTTGCTACTACTTAACAAAACGCGGATTTTATCAAAAATCACGCCCACTTTGGGAGTGGAAATGCCTTGATACATCGTCTTTTTTGCTTCTTTGGCGCATGGCTAAATTTGTGCTTATAATAACACCCAAAAAGGAAAGACTATGTCAGACATCAACGCAAATGCTACGGTCACGCTTACAGTGAACGGCAAACAGGCGCAAAATATGCTTGAACAGTTGAAACGGCAAGCAAGCGACCTCGAAGATAAAATAACCAAGGCAGCAGCTGCGGGCGATAAAGTCCAGCTGAAGAAGTTCCAGCGTGAACTAAAGCAGACCCGCCGCCAGATTGGGCAGATTGAGAGTGCAACCCAGGGGGTGGAGAATGTATTGAAGAGACTGGATAAGGCAAGTCCGAAAGAGTTGAACAGGACATTGAAGGAGTTGAAACGCTCACTAAACGGCATCGAACGCGGTACGGACGAGTGGAATAAGCAGTGTGAGAGTATCAAACGTGTAAAGGCTGAAATCGCGAATGTCAATGAGGAGCTAAGGGAAACCGAAAAGGAGCATGTGGGACTTGTGGACCGCATCAATGGCTTTGTGGACAAGTGGGGCAACATCATTGCAGGGGTGGCAGCTGTCGGCACGGGACTTGTCTTGGCAGGACGCAAGGCAGTGAACGCTTTTGCGGAGATGGACGCGGAAATGGCGAATGTGCGCAAGTTCACGGGGTTGGCTGATGACGAGGTGAAGGAACTGAATGAGGATTTTAAGAAGATGGACACCCGTACTTCGCGTGAGGATTTGAACAAACTCGCAGAGGAGGCGGGGCGACTCGGAAAGTCTTCAAAAGAAGATGTCTTGGGCTTTGTCAAGGCAGCGGACCAAATCAATGTGGCATTGGACGAGTTGGGAGATGGGGCGACCTTGACGCTTTCCAAACTCACCAATATCTTTGGAGATGAAGCACGCTTGGGAACGGAGCGCAGTTTGTTAGCGGTTGGTTCTGTAATTAACGATCTCTCACAAAATTGTACAGCTTCTGCTGGCTATCTCGCTGAGTTTGGCAAGCGCATGGCGGGTGTGGGCGCACAAGCTGGTATGACCATTCCGCAAATCATGGCTTTTGCTGCGGTATTGGATAGCCAAGGTCAAGCGTGCGAGATGTCGGCAACGGCACTCTCGCAACTCATCATGAACTTGTTCAAGGAGCCAAGCAAGATAGCCAAGGCAACGGGCATGGATTTGGACGAGTTGAACAAAGCGCTCAAACGTTCTACAAATGAAGGGTTACTTATGCTACTTCAAAAGTTGAAGGAGTTGGGCAACATGGACGTACTCGCTCCTGTTTTCAAGAACATGGGTGAGAATGGCGCCCGTGCTTCACAAGTTTTGGCGACTTTAGCCGGCAATGTGGAAATGGTGAAGTGGCAACAGGAACAAGCCACCCAATCATTTGAAGATGCTACATCGGTGACGAATGAGTTTAATGTGCAGAACTCGACTGTCGAGGCGGAGCTGGATAAGGCAAGAAAGCGCGTCACGGAGTTGGCTATCGAATTGGGCGAAAAGTTAATGCCCATCATGAAGCATGTAATCAGTACTACAACCCTCACACTGAAGGCTATGAGTACGACAATAGACTTCCTTGCAAGAAACAAGGAAGCTATTATCGTACTGACTTCAATGGTGGTAGCTTACACCATCGCAGTCAAGGCAAATGCAATAGCGCTTAAAGCACAAGCGGCATGGCATGCCGTGTGCAAGGGTACGGCTATCGCGTACCATGCAGTGGTGAATACGCTGCAAGCTGGGCATATTGCTTTTAACCTTGTGCTTGCCAAATTGCAAGGTAATTGGGCGCGTCAATCCTCGCTCATGGTGGACTTGAAGCGAAAGGGTTTGTCTCTCGCTTCGGGTTGGGGTGTTTTGCTCGCTGCTGCTGTGGCGCTTGGCTATGGCATTTACAAGACCCTTTCCAAGATGAACGAGATGAGTGCATCAGAGAAAGCGCTTGCAGAAGTCAGACAGAAAGGTCAGGAGGGCATTGTAGAGGAGAAAAACAAGATTGAAGCCTTGATTAAGGTGGCAAAGGATGAGAAGCTGTCGCTTGACGATCGCCAAAAGGCGGTCAATGCGCTGAACAAAATTATCCCGAACTACAATGCTCAGTTGGACGCGACCACGGGGAAATACATGGAGAACAAGAAAGCCTTGGACGACTATCTGAACTCTCTTGCCAAGAAATATGAGTTGGAAGGTGCCAAAGATTTGCTCAAAGAGATTGGCAAGGAGAAGGCGAAACTTGCAATGGAATTGAAAGAGGCTGATGATGCGATTGAGAGGGACAAGCAAATCAATGCTTCATCAAATTTTGTGGGGGGACGTGAAGGGCGTGCCATGGATACGGGAGCGGCTACTTATACTGCGCATCTGAAAAACAACAAGGCAAGTATTCAAAAGAAAATTGATGAGCAGAACCAAAAGGAGCATGCTATCTTTGATGTTTATGGCAACGATCTCGGCAAGCAAGCTGCCGCAGAAATCAATAAAAAACCTGTCATCACGAACACTGGTGGAGGTGGTGGCGGTGTGCCTGTGGTGGACGATGACAAGAAGAATAAAAAGTCGGACAAGTTCAAGGCGGAACAAGATTGGCAGAAAGAACAGAATGCGCTCAACAAGAAAGCCTACATGGAGGGCGAAAAGGATTATGAAGCCTATGTGGAGCGCATGGAGGAGATTGAGCAAGAGTACTATCAGAAAGTGCTTGCTAACAAGAAGATCACCGCGGAAGAGAAAGCCGAAGCGGAAGCGAACTTGGCGGAAGCAAAGAAAAAGCAGGCTGATCGCAAAAACTCTCCCGATGATTGGAAAGCGAAAGAAGAGGCTTTGAACCGCATTGCGTATGCAAAGGGTGAAAAGGATTATGAGCAATATACCGCACGCATGGACGAGATCAACGTGCAGTATTGGAAAAAGAAGATGGAGCGTTCTGACGTTTCTGCCAAGGATCTCTTGGAGGCGCAAGCGCAGTACCAAGAGGCAGTAAAGAAACAGGAGGAGAACGCGACTTCTGCTTCTCGCGAACGAGAAGATAAAGCGTATAATGCTCAACTTGCAGAATTGAAGCAACGCTATATTGATGGACTTTCTGACACCAAGACCTACGAAGATGCGGTGGAGTTGGCTGAACTGGAACATCTTCGCAAAGTGGTGCAGCTTTACAGGGAAGGCACCAAGGAAAGACTTGCAGCTGAAAAGGAATATCAGAATAAGGTTTTTGCCAATCAGCAGAAGATTATCCAACGTCAGCAACAAGTGAAACAGCAGCTCAAAGAGGAGTATTTTGGGGCAAATGCTGATGAACGTTTGACTAAGTACGATAGTGATATGGCTGCTTTGGAACAGGTATATCATGCTGAAGTAAAAGCAGCTGGCGACAATGCGGCAGAGAAACTGCGCATTGAGGAAGCATTCGAGAAAGCAAAGTTAGCTTTGCGTAAAAAGTATGCCATTGATAGTATAGGCGTGACTAAGAACGGCATGGAGAAAGCCAATGAGAAATTGGCTAATTGGTTGGAGAGCGATGCCGGGCAAGCCGTTACGCAATCATTCTCCACTGTCATGAGTGGTATGGGAGAGATATTCAGTGGCGTTTCTTCTCTCGTCCAGGCGGAACTCGAGAAGGAAACTGCCGCCATCAATGCCCGCTATTCAGCGGAGATTTCTGCGGCAGAGGGTAATAACTACAAGGTGGCGAAGCTTGAAAAGGAGAAGCAAGCTGCTCTTGCTAAAGCGAAGAACGAGGCGAACAAAAAGTTGTTTGCCATGCAGGTCATTCAAGCGGTGGCGCAGACGGCCCAAAACGCTATCTCTGCTTATGGTTCGGCAGCGGCTATTCCTGTGGTCGGTTATATCATGGCACCTATTGCAGCGGCTATGGCTATTGCTGCGGGCATGATACAGATTGCCGCAATCAAAAAGCAACAACAGGCAAGTGAGGCACAAGGATATGCACAAGGTGGTTTCACTCCGCAAGGCAGAGTAAACGAAGAAGTGGGCGTAGTTCATGCCGGGGAATGGGTGGCATCGCAAAAGTTGCTCGCATCACCTGTGGCAAGACCTTTGATTAACGCTTTGGACTATGCACAAAGAACGAACACCATTGGATCCTTGCGAGCCGATGATGTGAGTCGGGCGATTGCTCCCAATGTCGTTTCTACACAACAAGTTCAGCCCGTAGTGGTGCAAGCCCCCACGGACAATGTCGCTTCGGCAGCTTTGGCACAGAGTGCAGCTGTACTCAGTAAGTACGAAGAAACAATGAGCCGACTAAGCCAAAGACTGAATGAGCCTTTTGTCACAGTGAACACAGTCACAGGTGACACGGGCATCAAACAGGCGCAAGAGGAATACGATACGTTGATTAGAAATAAATCTCCGAAAAGCAGAAGAAAATGAATGCTCAATAACTTTTGCAATCCATCATCATATACATTGCAACAAAAAAGAATAACAGCAGCAAGCACCATGTGATAAGCAAACTGCATGAAATAGTAGCAAAAACTCTTCTTGTGGATTCTTCCTTTACATATACGCATGAAATAAACAATGCAATACTTCCAATAAACAGAAATATAAGCGATAATGGAAGAGACCAAAAGAATCCCAAGGCAAGAATTGCCAAAAAGAGTATTAAACTTACAAGTATTATAATTATGGCACGTTTCATTTTGCAAAGATAATAAAAATGGAAATCATCATCAACAACCAACAAGCCGTATTGAAGGAAGGCACATCGTTTGACTTCATTGCCGAGAATAGATTGTTTACGGGAAGTGACAGCTATACGCTGACAATCACTTTCCCTTTACGAGGGTGTGCCCAAAACATAGCGATTTTTGGGCATATCCACCGCGCAGATGTGGCAAAGAACAAGGTGGTGTTCGATTGCGAAATTCGCGATCGTGACTTTTATCGGAGTGGCACCATTACCATCACGGAAATATCAGATGTGGAAGTCAAGACGCAATTTTTGGAGGGACGCAGTGAGCAAAACTTTGATGAGACATTCGACGATATTTATTTGAATGAACTGGATTTGGGCTATCCTACAAGCCGCGTGGCGGTTGCAGGGCATTGCATGGACGATATGCGCCCATACCCTGATAATTTCTGGATCCCGTTGCCCTGGGTGAATAACACTTCGGGGAATATTCAGAATGAAATGGTGTGGAGCGCAGACAAGAATGAATTTATTTGGCCGCATGAAACCAATGCGCAAACGGGAGCACAGGCTTTGTCGTTTCAGCCTTACTTGCTGTATATCCTTTACAGGATATGCAAGCAGGTGGGTTATAAGTGGGATTTCATGGCGTTGGAAAACTCTGCCTTTGTTAATCTCCTTATATGCAACACCTTGCCTGCTGCATGGGGTGCTTATAACTTTGCACTTGCTTTGCCACATTGGACGCTGACGGAGTTCTTTGAAGAGCTGGAGAAGTTCCTGTTTGGGGATTTCACCATCAACCACAAGCAGAAAACGATTTCTTTCAAATTCTCTGATGCCATTGCCACGGAAGCAGATGAGGTTCTGTTGGACAAGGTGGTGGACAGTTATACCACCCAAGTCACGCAGGAGGACAAGTCGGAATACTTGGGTAGCGTGAATGTGAAGTATGAGGACAATAGCAGTTTGCTTTGGGCGTATCATTCGTGTGATTGGTACATTCGCAAATATGGCAAGGATGCCAAGGTTTATGATAAAATGGCAGATTTGTTGGAGGCGGCAAAATCGCTTAAAATAAGTGGGGTGTACACAAGGCAAACAAGACCGAACGCCAGCAGCACGCAGTATGTGCGTGGCTACAAATATGGCTCTGATGGACACAAATTGTTTTATGTCAAGGAAAACCGCACGTACTTTGTCATGTACTGCTACAAGTCGGAGTTTGTGATGGAGAGTACTTCGGGCTTTTCAGACAAGACGAAAACGAAGTGGTATCGCTATTATAATCGTTTGCTCCCTGTCAATGCCTATGGGGAACGCTTTGCGGACAAGAATGCAGAAGACTTGGAACTGAAAATTGTGCCCGCTTGGATTGAGGGGACGGGAGACAGTCACGGCAATATGCTTTTCATGAATTGTGGCGAGATGGGAAGCAGTGAGAATTGGACACTGACAGAAGATGGGAGCGGTTCTTCAAGTGGCAATCGTTCTGATCGTGTGTTTGGCAGTTCAACGTCAGCCAACACCATTGACTACGATGCAGGTGATTTGGCGCAAGGTGCGGCAAGCCGTACCATTGCCAAGGGGGAGAACAAGAACACGGACGCTTACTTTGACCAAATATATATGGGTTTTTGGAACGGGGTGCAGTACTTCAAGCCGTATATGCCGCACCCTGTGGTGGATTTTGTGGAAGTCTCAGATGAGTTCCAGGCTTTCGTCACGCCTTTTTCACTTCGTTTGAATGAGGGAATGTGGGAGGAGAAACGCGAAGTGTTATACAAAATAGATGGCAAGAAGAAGTATCAGTTCTCGTTTTTGTCTGATACTTTGCCCAATCCACGCGCTTTATATTATATAAGGGGAGGCAAGTATGTTTGCGAAAAAATAACTGCAACATTCAAGGAGAGTGGAATGTCGCAGCTATTGAAAGGCACGTTTTATCGTGTTTTAGATGAAGATGAATAAAGCTTAGATAATGGCGCCTTGGAGTGCAGTGGCATGGCGCTCGATGGTGGTACGCAAAACCTTTGCGTAAATCTGTGTGGTCCGAATGTCCTCATGTCCGAGCATTCGGGCTACATTTTCAATGGGGACATCATGCGCCAAGGCGAGTGTGGCAAAGCTGTGGCGGGCAACGTGGAAGGTCAGATTCTTCTTGATGCCAAGCTGTGCTTGTATCAAGTGAAGGTAATCATTTGCCTTTTGGTTGGAAATTTTGGGCAATTTGAAGTCATATTTCTTCAACACTTCCATGGCAGGGGCAAGGATAGGGGTGAAGAATTTCGTATCGGTCTTGATGCGGTTTCCATCAATGAAAACCAAATCACCCTCCTTCATCGTCATGGACTGATAGTCAAAGTTCTGCACATCGCAGAAAGCAAGACCTGTGTAAGCGGAGAAGATGAAGAGGTCGCGCACCCGTTCCAACTTCCCGTCAAAGGGATAGTCGCGCATTTTCTTCAATTCGGTTTCGAGCAGAGGTTGGCGCTCTTTGCTCTTGCCACGGGTGACACTCACAATTTTGTAAGGATTGCGCGGTATCTCGTCCAATCGTGCCAGTTCGCCCACCCATTTCTTCAGACGTTTGTGGTAGCCATAGATGGTAACGTCACTCCGCTCTCCATTGTGCAGCCATCGGTCAAAGGCAAGAATGTTCTTGGGGGTCAAGTCGCCATACGTCTTTAGTTTGCCGTAAGTCTTGACAGCATCAATCACTACTTGCTTGTGCTTGCGCGTGCCGATTTTAATGTCCTCGGCTGCCAAAGCTTCCTCGCAGTATGCGATGAAATCTTGTGATGAGCGGTCATCTGTTTCCACGGTTACTTCTTCCTTATCTTCGCCAAGATAGTGACGATTGAAATTTTCCATCGTCATTTCTTCACCAAGTACCTCCATTGCACTAAGAATCTTTTGGCAGTTGGAGATTATTTCTAAAGTTTCCGCTGATTTGGCATCTTGTTCCCATGTTTCGGGAGTAGAAGTGCAGACTGTTATGTATCTACGTCCCTTGCGACCGAGATACACCATAACTTCCAAATAAGCCATTCCGCGTTTAGCGTAAAGTTTTCTTCTGTCGAAAACGACATTAACCAATTCCTTTTTCTTCAT